CGGTTCGATATGTGCTTTGTATAGTGACTCATCAATTTGAAGAGCATTGGAATACTTGACGTTTGCAAGGCCAGTAACAATATCCTTTGGAACATCAAGTCCTTGAAGGATACGCTCAAGTACGCGATCTGCGCGTTGTGCAAGTGCTGGGTCAAACGAACGTTCAAACTTGAATTGCTTAATCTTGTCGCCAAGTTCTGCTGGCCCACGAATAATCAATGGAACAACCGCAGATGCTGAATCTTCGTCACGAATAGGAGTTGTCATCGCATCCATAAGTTGATCCTCAAACTCGTCAGCCGCCTCCTCAGGAGTATAGGCTTGATTCATTGAGTCATCATCATCATACGGATAATCAGGATCTGGTGAAGCAGCAACAGAAAGTCCGTCAGGCAAGTACAACGCTCCAGCGTTTAGACGTGAGCGCGCTGTAGCACGGAACGTTCTGTTGAGGAGAAGTAGTTCTGAGCAAAGATCTAACAAGCCACGTAGGCTTGAGTCTGCTTCATCGGAGTAGCGTGGGTGCGCTCGCCAGATGCGACCGATAAACGCATTGTTTGGAAGTATAATTTGACCAGGTTGTTTTTGTCCTGTGTAGGAACCTGTTTCACGTCGAGGAATAATTGTGTAGGCACCCTTTTGGTCAATCTGAATCTCATCGACTGAACGGATATCCCATGTCTCAGGAAGACCTTGTCCTATGCGCTCTGGAATTTGAACAAGGTAGCACTCGCCAGCTACTGCAAGGTTAAGCGCTGCATCACGGAGAAGACCAGCCTGGCCGCCGTATGCTGAGTCAAGACGCACGATTGCGCGCTCTGCCGCTGAGGCAAGACGCTCATCAACGAGAGGACTGTTGCGAACTGGAAGTGGAGGCTCTGCAGGATTGTCAATTACTGCCGCAAAGATACGAATACGAGATATTACCGAGCCAACTAGACTGAAGGCATATTTAATTTCACCGATTGCGTCGTAGTATTCCCACGCCTCAGACTGCCAGGCATTTGATCCTGATGTTCTGCGACTACGGAATTGCTCGGCCTCGCCTTTGTCATTAAGACGAAGTTGAGATGCTGCTGCAGTAAGTCCACGAGGAGCTGAGTATGCAACAGGTGATGCAAAACCAGGAATGGTTGCTATCGAGCTAAGGGAAAGAGCAGGTGAGTTAATTGCACGACGAGTAGCTGCAGCCGACCTAGGGCGCTGTGATCTGTTACCGTTTGAGTCACGGCTAAATACTGCCACTTATTACTCCTCGTCCTTGTTAACGGAACAGCTGGGCATTACTTTTCCAGCCACGCGGTTATTACTCCTGCGGCTGCTGATAGCGCAAAAACAGCGCACACGGCAATCGTAGGTATAGGTACTATAATATAGGAAACTATAACTAGTGATGAGATCCAAAATGACACACACCAGTAGCAAGTAAGGAGATAACCGATACCTCCATCGGCTGGCTTAAACTTCTTCCAGACCTTCTTGCGGAACTTATCAAGAACTGTGTCCTCGATGATAAGACGGCTAGCGCGGTATACTGCAAGTGCTAATATGATGAAATTACCAAAGGCGATTTCCATAGTTTATTCCTTTCATTCGGTTGGATCTTGGTCTGAGTACACGTGGCGATACGGATTCCACGAGCGTAAACGCGAACCGCAACCGCAGTTCTCGTCCTTCTTGTAGGCGAGCATCTTGCCCGTCTCGGTAAGGATATATGAATCCTCGGTTCTAACATTTGACTTGTGATGTTCGGTGTACCGTTCACGGAAGATAATCATTGGCCCTTCATTTCCGTCAACCGCAACCATTACCGCCTCATCGGTCACAACGATACGAGCTTTTGTTACCTGATAGGCACCAACTGTAATTGGCGCAGACTTAAGATCCTGCAGTGTAGGAACCAGGTCTGGCTGGGCAACTCCAACAAACGCAGGGAACACATCGTGAACAATCTTCATTTGCCCAACCTTCTTGCCATTGCGCGATATGTAACGCCTGCCGCCTCGGCAAGCTCGCGAACTGGAACGTTTGACTCGTAAAGACGAGTGCAAATAGCTGTAAGTTCTTCATTGGCAGCTGCCTGCGGGGAGAACCCTGTCATCTTTGAACGGTAGCGACGAGCCAGCGGAGACAACTGCTCGATACGTGCGCGTTCTGCTTCACTTATTCCTGGAGAGACTGGGCGTCGTGATACGTAACCGCGAGGTCCTGTCTTAAGCTTAGGTAGAGGAACTGGTACATCAAGAGGAGAATGCTCATGTTTACGGGTAACCCAAAACTTAACTGTAGAACGTCTACGCGGAGGATTGCACGCGTTGCCAATACTTTGAAGAGGCCAACCTGCCTCGAACAACTGTCCTACGCGGGTGTAGAACTCCTTGTGAAATAGAGTAGAAAGAAGCTGAACCTCAGATGCTGGTAGTTCCTGCTTACGTGCGGGACGACGCTTCTCTTCCATAAGGTACACGATAACATGTTGTGTACACTAGCGAACTTTAAAAACACCGCCGGTTCTATCGCTTGGAATCTTGCGACCTGCCATTGAGCGCGCGGTGATCTTTCCACCAACGAAACCAGCAGGAGGTTTAATGAGGAGCGCAGTTAATGCGTGTACTAAGGCGTCAACGCGGTCTGGAGACTTACCTTCGCCAGGAATCCACGAGATCATCTGCGACTCAAGGTCTGCGAGATATCCAACGTGGTGAACACGGCCTTGCTCATACGCGAGTGTAATTGGCTCTGCGCGTAAAGCCTTGCCATACTTGGAGTGAACCTCTAAAACCTTAATGCTTGGATCAATGGTGTTAATTGCGTTGCGAACAAGCGCACCGCCTTGGTTTACTTCCGCGACCACAGGGCAACCCCACTTGCGCGCCATTTGAACTACCTTGTTTGCCCACACGTCAGGAGATCCGTGAACGGTTGCGTCTTCTAATACCCACGAGTTACGCTTGTACAAATCGCGCTCGCCAGTTGACGCACAAACTACAATTCCGCACTCATCACGAGGATTCTCCGCAACCGACGGGTCAACGGCAACAACGCGCAACGGTGTTCCCATTGGTAGCTGCGATTCACGACCGCGGTCAATAAGATCTGGTGTCCAGAGCGCACCCTCTACGTCCGAGAGCATCTCGCCGTATAGTTCCTGCTGTGCAAGACGTGTACCTTCATATACGCCCTTGATGGCGTCTAGATACGCGTTAGACAGGTTTCCCTGGTTATCCATAGTTGAACCACGGGTAATGATAACCTTTCCAGTTTTTTCAGCCTCGGCCATCAACGCGTAGAGAAGAGGAACTCTCTTTGGAGTTGTGGTAACAACGATCTTAGGATTTGATCCAAGACGGGTACCAACACGTAGGTTGTCAAAAGCTGTCATACCTGCCGCGTCAGGAGTTTGACGCCAGGCAGCAACCTCGTCACCCCAGGCATGTGTAAATTGAGGACCACGAAGAGAATCCGGCTCATCTGCGGTGAAGCAAGTAGCCGTGTTTCCGTTAGGCCAAGTCAAACGTCTCTTTGACGGTTCATACAGCGGGCGCTCACTTGGAGGTGTCACGTTGATGATTCCTGATTCACCTTCTACAATAACGTCACGAACGTCCGCGGCAGTACGAGCAACAAGCGCAAAACGTATTTGCCCCTTGTTCGTATACTTTGCTTCTTCTCTTATCCACTCTGCGGCGGTGCGAGTCTTTCCAGCACCGCGACCTGCGAGATAGAGCCAGATGTTCCAGTCATCGCCTTCAGGGCGTTGCTGCTCGGGACGACCCCAAAACGACCAGTCCCACTGTAAGCGCTCAGGATCAAATCCTTGAAGCGCCATAGCCTTTTGCTCGGGAGGTAGTTTGGCGATTCTTTCTGCCATTGACTCTGCCATGTTACTACCTTATTCTGTAGGACGAAGGTTGATGCGATTTTCTTCTAGGATTGGAGTGTACGCCTTTGACGCACCTGAAACGGGAGCCTTATATCCGTAACGTGCAAGACGAAAACGAAGAGCGCCGTGCGTAACACCAAGACGCTTTGCAAGACGATATAGAGTCACACCCTCAACGGTGTGGGCATAGTTAACCAACCAGGTGTATTCCTCAGCCTCCTTGCGGTAAGCCTTTCCATATGAACGTACCTGTTGCGCATATGGTTGAAGCTCAAGTAGGCGCTTTAATGTTTCCTCGGATGGTTCAACAAACTGCGGTGAAGATTTCTCAACGATCCTTGGCGGCTCAGGGATTGGATACCCATTTGCGGCGACACGAATTGCCTCACTCATTGGGACGGCAACTGCAATCTGACGAATACGCTCACGGGTGACGCCGACGGCAATGCCAATTGAGTCAAGTGTCCAACCGCGCTCGCGAAGTGCCTTTATGTAGGCGTAGCGCTCAAGCTCATTACTTGTGGTTCGAGCGGAGAGCGAGGTGAAGGTGTCAAGTACCTCCTGTGGAAGAACGTGACCTTGCTTAGTATGTTTTGTCATGTGTATATTATAACATGTTATCGTGCGCTCTAGAACCAGGGCGGAATACTTGTGTACTGACGAGTAATAAATAGTACGTTAAGGCTAATTGCCTTGGGCGTGAGAGACCGAGGTAGTATGTGGGAGAAGTCTCTCCAAGTGTCTCCAACATTTTTTTCTGTGAAAGATTTTTCTACCGAGAAGTAGAAAAAAGACAGCAGGCACCTGCCTGTGCCTGTCCTTAGTAAGTTTTTATGAGAAAAAGGCTATAAAGTACTACAGGTAAATAATGTATAGATATGCCTGTCTATGCTGTCTATAAGTAGTTTAGATTTATTTTTTATAGTTGTAGTGTCTATGTCTTGTGTGTAGACAAGTAGAGCTAGCAAGCTAGAGGCTAGCAGCTAGCAGACAAAACATCTGAGTGGAAGTTAGAATACTTACGAGTAACGAGCAAACCTGCCAGCCTTTGTGTTGCGAGCTAGCCTACAGGCTAGGCGTCTATAGTTATAGAAATAGAAAGAGACCTGACATATAGCCAGGCCTCTTACTATTATTAACTGTTATTCTGGGACAACGACCACTACGTTTGGGTCGCCCTTGAAGATACGCTTAAAGGTATCAGCGTCCATGACGCCTGTTGCCTCTAGCTTATTATCTCCCTGGTATTGCCTTACGGATTCCTTGGTTAGGTCACCGTACCAGCCGTCAAGATCTGCTGAGGCATCGCCGTATCCTAGCTCCGCAAGGCGGCGCTGTAGGTGATGTACGGTTAGTGACTTACGTGCATAGATGTTCTTGTATACACATTGGGCAAGGAGTACCTCGTCCTTATCACCAAGGCCTACCACGTGGGTAGCCTCCGTATCCTCAACCCGCTCCTTTGCCTTAGCCTTTGGGGCTGGCGCTGGTTCAGGTTCAGGCTCAGGTGTTGGCTCAGGCTCGATAGCCTCAACCTCTACCGCAGGTTCTCCAGAGGTAAACGTTGCTGAGTTAAACTCATACAGCGGTTCCTCTGTAGCCTTAGGCTCGTCCATAGGGACACCAGCCGCATAGGGCTGGTAGTTATCTTCGTTTTCGCTCATAGGTTAAATATATCCTTACTCTGGTAAAGTGACCTTAACGACACCAGGGTATTCGTTAAGCCTCTTTAATGTAGACATACCCGCACCTGAACGATATGCGTTAGGACCTATGCCCCAAGAGCCAAAGTCCTTACCTCCGCCTGTCATCAGGTACATGACCTGTACATTAAGTACTGGGTCAAATAACTGCTCATTGGAAGTAAGCCCGAACTTCTTGCGACGTTCTGGTCCTAAATCGTAGATCATGTTGATTTGGTATATGCCGTATGAGCTGTCACCAGTTCTTGTACTCTTATTAAGAGCTAGCGGACGGGCGTTTGATTCCCGCATTGCTATACCCCAGGCAGTCTTATGTGCCTGACCTTCAAAGCCCACAGCTGAAAGAAGCTCTGAGAGTTGGCCACCAGATAGAGGTATCTTGCTGTTCCGGTAGGAAGCAAATACCTCAGCTGAAGTACGAACTGATGCTGAAACCTCAGGGATAACCTTTGGGTTCAGCTCTTTATTTAGTTGTTCTGACTCGCTGGCAACTGCCTTTGGGTCAGGATTGAATTGCGACGACGCAGTCATTGCGACTGCAATCAGTGTCACCGCGTAAGCTACTGACGTCACTGCTAATTTCATCTTCGAAACTCGCATGCTAGTTAGCCTCCTTTGTTAGGGGACAGGGACAACCAAGCCCGCAGGCTTGGCGGAATGCGCTAGAGTTAGTTAAACCCCAACGACGATTCATATTCGCGAAGTCTTGAACGAGCTTCCTCGTCCTCAACCTCATGCATCGTCGACCACACGCTTCCCAACGCGTAGGCGTATTCCTTTCCTCGGGTAATAGCAACTTGGTTTTTGAAGTTGCTGTATCCAAGGAAATCTATTGAGTCATTCATCCAGCTCTTGACATCTTCCTTACTCGCCACAAGGCGGTATGGGTAGTCGGCATCTGGCGTTGACTTGATCTCGATACTTAGCATTGTAGCTAGCGCCTCGAGCGATTCACGGTCACGTGCACGGACCATCAGGTATTCAGGGTTGTCTCTGTGTTGAACAGCAGACACGAATCCAGTCTCAGTAAATATCCACATCAGTATTACGTCCTTTCGTCATGCGTCCAATAATAACATCAGACGCTATTTTTTGGAAACAAAAAGGGACAGAAATAGAACCTTTTTGTTTCATTGGTAAATACGAGCTATAACCGCTAAGCGATGTCTAGCTCTACTCCTTCGGGTAGTTTATCCATTGCCTCAGCCTCGACCTGGTATCCCTCCTCAAAGGAATACATGTGTTTGACCTTGCGCATCTTGTCACCCGCAACGTAGAGTGTCATGTAAGGAGAACCATCACTGTTAGTAATGTTCAGCTTATAGTACTTTGCTACATCTTCCATAGGTGCCATAGTATCGCCTACCTTCCGAACTTCTTGCGGCATTCAGGCCCAAGCTGAAGATCCCTTGAAACTGGATCTGTTAGCTCGGCTCCACAGCTACCACAGCAGCTGTAGTGTTGCCCAAAGATCTTTGCGTACTTGTATGGGTCCTGGCTGATTACGTTCATAATCGTGATTGAGTCCTGTGAAGGCACACGATGACGCGTAAATCCGCCTACTGAGCCAGTTAGTCGGCGCATGTATAGGTTACCCATATATTCCTTAACCTCAATGAACAGGAGGTCGCCAGTTAATGGTGTTCCTTCAAGTGAGATGTCCAGCTCGCTGGTAGGTATCGCGTACTTGCTTTTAGGCGCACTTGAAAGTGCTTCCTGAAGAAGTGATTTGGTAGCTCCTGGAACCTTTGTAGCTTTCTGAGGCAGACGGAGAAGAAGATCAATCGTGCTGGAAGCTTGCTTCTTAGTCAGCGTTGGAAGCATCGAGCGGAAGCTAGAAACTTGAATCGCGTCAAGCTCGCGCTCGGTAAGTAGTGAATCAATGAAGGCTACCTGCTTTTCGCTAGCGGCATCCTTCACGATTGGAAGAGTCATTTGGGTCATCGCGCGTCTCTTTTCTGTTTAGCTTCTTCATACTTTACCTTTGACCACTCATCGAGATCATCAATAAGCTTTGAGAAGCGAGCCTTGAACTCTGGGGTAAAGAACCCAACGTCTTTCTTAGCTTTACGGCGTGCTTTCTTTGTCATCTTAACTCCTGCGTAAAGTATCGGGCTGTCTGGTACTAATCCGTGGAACATGTTGGGCTCCTTTCCTGGGGTCCTCTTGATAGGTTAATTATATCAGGTAGGGCCAGGAAAGGAGCGAGAGGCTACGCCCTTTGAGCCAACAGTGCCATAGTTATGCCTGCCATACCCAAGGAAACCACCTTAGAGAGGCTCTCAGGGGAAATGAGGGCTACTCCTACGGAAAGCACGGCAAATACCAACGCCAATACCGCAGGCCATACCAGCTCTTTGAGCCGATACCACAATGTAGGCATGTTTCCTACTTGACTGGGCGCGTGCGGCCCTTGAGACGGCTGGAGCCATCCCGAATGGTAGTTCCTGATGCGTCGATGAGCTTGCGGGCCTTACCATAGGTAATTCCTAGCTCCTTGGCTACCTCAACTACCGGCTTGCCTTGGCTGTAAAGCTGAGCTGCCGCTTGCGGCGTTGCTTCTGTCATTTCAGTACCTTTCGTCGGTGTTTCTTTTAATTCGGCTGGAGGTTCTGCCTCTAGCCAGGCTCGGGACTTCCTATGAAGTTCCTCGGCCTCCTTGAGTAACCGCAGCTGCGAGCTACCCAAAACTATTTTTCTTCCAGCTTGAGAGTCTCAAGGACAGCACGACCAGTAACGGAATCCCGGATAAGGAATCCATCATCAGCGTGACAGCTCATGCAAAGATACTCGTTGCGTCGATGCGACGGGTCACGGAAAACCTTTTCTTGTTTGCCACACCTATCGCAGTAGGGTTTTAATGGATGCGAATGTGCGTATTGACGTGAGTGTTCAGCGCATAGCAGTTGCTCACCACACTCATAAACAAGTGCGTTGGTTTCCTGGCATCGTTCACATGTTCCGTAAACGTATACCTGATCTTTCTGAATCGTACCTCGCGTCATTGCATCCTCCTGTTGGGTAGAACTTTATCCTGAATCTTTATTCTTGTAAACCTTTATCCAAAACCATCTGACGTCGTGGCCCATACTCACTGGAAGGTAGCCCAATGTTTATAGATACCTGACAGTCCACATGGTCAATGTGGCGGGCGGACATCTTGAAGTTGCCCTTAGCCTTACTGCCTAGCGGCACGTACTGAATCTCCTGTGGATTGTAGATGTAGTGTCCACAGGAGATACAGATCTCAAACGTGTTGTCGTCTCTACGACGAGGAACCCTCTGGTCCTTTGCTATAAACTTCAAGTTAGATGTCTAGCTTTCGGCTGCCTGGCTTATAGCCAACACCAAGTAGTGGCTGAACCTTTACTTCGTCCTTCTTGAACTTGTAAATCTTGTAAGCTACAAGTACTACTGCAACAGCGGCAAGTACCCACAGGCGAAGATACAGTTCGATTGTGTTGGGAATGTAGAGACCTAGCTCCCAGTTTTCAATTACTAGTTCCATAGTTATTTTCCTTTTCTCTTTGAGTTAAATTCGTCATCGGCAACGTTGAAGCAGTGAAGTGCAAATACTAGAAGTGGAATACATCCACCAAGTACGAGAACTATTGCTGCAACAAGTGAGAGTAAGCTGGGAAAGATGAAAAACGTGTGAGCTGCGTATGGGAACCAGGCAACTGCTGCTACGATTAGTGCTGCGCCATAGCGGCGGTAACGGTATCCACGAAACTTGTTTATTTTCATTTGGGAAGTCCTTTCGTCATTTGCCGGAGGTTCCGGCGTTGGGATAATTATATCAGGTAGGTGCGACTAGTCGCTTGTTACTCCGAACGCTGTTAGGTACGAAGATCTTTCTTGTTGTTCGCGCAATGCTTCCATGTCGCGGGAGATTTGGTTGTGAGCGTTCGCGCAGTTATAGCAGTAGGTTTCAGTTGGAATCCCACCGAGCATGAATGCATCAATTCCTGAGTACACTAGCTCTGTGTTTTCGCAGTTGATAACTTTACATTGTGTCATTTTGTATTGCCTTTCGTAGTTGGGTTGTTGGAATAATTATATCAGGTAGGTTCTCCACGGCGCTTGAATTCGGGGCGGCGCCTTGAGATTTCACACTGGTCTGGTTTTATCCCCTGGGACTTCAGCCAGCTCTTGGCGGCATCCTCATCGGTGAACTGTCCCGCCCAGACTCCGCTAGGCAGGAACACGTTCACCATTTCGTAGAGAGTACTCACCAACGAACCTCTGGGTCGTTTTTGTTGATTTTGTG